GGAGTAAACTCATGTCAGTACTAGCACTTGATATCAGCGGAACTCCACGACAGTGGATTTCCAACGAAGACGCCATCACATACCACGCCAAAGATGCTGTAGCCTGGAGTATGGGTGAAGTTGTGGTCAGGTTCCGTGGCGGTTTACAAAACGACGGAACAGAAAGCTATTTGGAAAGTCCCAGCATTATTGCTATCCGTGGACATGGATTTAACCCATTCAAGCATGCCACTGTGGCATTGAGCAACCGTACTCTTTTTGGTCGCGATCGTCATGTGTGTGCCTACTGTGGCGGACACTTTCCCAACTACAACGTGTTGAGTCGGGATCACATTGTGCCCAAAAGCCGTGGTGGTGAAAACACTTGGATGAACTGTGTGACTGCATGCAAAGAATGCAACAGCAACAAAGGACACAAGACCTTGAAAGAAGCTGGTCTCGAATTGTTGTATGTTCCCTATGTGCCCAACCATTTTGAAAACATGATTCTACAAAACCGTAGTATTCTTGCAGATCAAATGGAGTACTTGCTTTCGGGTGTGCCAAAACATAGCCGTGTGCTCAAGGACTTTCAGCACTAGTATCAATAAATAATACTATGTCACAAAACGGAATATCCACTTTATCTACCAAAGAGCTGCGTCAAAAAAGCAAACTGAACCTTGCGGCCGAAAACCGAGCCGCAAGGAGCAACGCCAACGCAACGTACGATCTTACGCTATTGCCTACGCAATACAACGACAACAGTGTTGTTGATAATCCCAATATTGGTGGGCTAGTAGCGGGTCGTCCTTGGATTGAAACAGTAAGTACATTTACATTCTTTGAAGCCTTTGGAACAACCTCAGCTATCTCAACAACACAGTATGTTAGCGGCAATAAGATCTACGCTTACTCATCAACTTATGATGTGACAGGCTTCCAACCTGCTAGAGTAGTTGTTAATGATATCGAAGTATTACTACAAGGCGAGCCAGTTCCAGGCCCATACGGTCGCGGGCACAACTTAGTGGTGCTAGATTCTGATGCCAATGTTGTTACACCAGCTACACAATATGATACCTATATCAATCCCGCTAATCTAACAACATTGGCATCGGCATTAAACGCCGTAGCCAGTGGTAACATTGTAGTGCTAGTAGTTTATGACGCATCGGCACTAAACGCCGCAGTTCGTACAGCGATCAATACAGGTTACGGATCAACTAATACTACCACATGGGTTCAAGGTAGAAACAGTCATATCTTTATTGGCGAAAAGATATAACATAATTTCAACTAACAAATTCAATTTATGCCAAAACTGTACGTTTTAGTAGGTGTGCCTGGTTCTGGCAAAAGCACCTGGATTAACAATCAAGACTGGACTGAAACATGTGCCATTGTCAGCACAGACCGGCATGTGGAAGCATATGCACAAAAACAAGGCCAGACCTACAGTGCTGTATTTGAAGAATACATGCCCACAGCAGTAGACCTGATGGCCAAAGACGTGTTGGCAGCACGTTCACTGGGACAAGATATTGTCTGGGATCAGACCAGCACGTCACGTGTCAGTCGTCACAAGAAGTTTGTAATGCTGCCAAACTATTACAAAATTGCAGTGGTATTCAAGACTCCCGAATCCGAAGAACTGCAACGTAGGTTGGCCAGCCGACCTGGCAAAATCATCCCTGATCATGTGGTACAAAACATGATCAACCAATTCGAACAACCCTCCGAAATGGAAGGATTTGACGAAATTTGGTTTGCCAATTGATCAAAAAAGACTTGACGCAATGTCAATTCTGTTGTACAATAGATACATGTTAAGCAATTAACAAAAGAAGTTTTAGGTTAGGTACAGCAACTCATATTACATGGATCGCTACACATACCCTGTTGTTAGCTGGAGCCTGAAAGGGCTTTGAAGGTTGGCAACAATGCGAAAGCAAGGACTGTGTAGATAGAGGAGTTTCGATAAGTCTCCTCGATAAAAACAAAAAGTAGAAAACTAACCTGTTGGAATATCCTAGGATGGATACAGCAATTAAAAACTAATACCGTTAATGCAGTAGACGGCGGCCCGTGGAAAGGCTGTAGTGGTAGTAGAGAAATCTACAAGCCATAACGCTAAAGAAACTGACGACTTATGGAAAGACATATATGTTATCTAATGCAGACACAAATTAGGTTATGCTTGTGAAACTGAACCAATATACTGGGGAAAGGGCAAGCAGAAAATAAAATACCAGTTTCAACCATCCTGCTAGAAACATAGAATGTTAACAGCAAATTTTAAATTTCAACTTATATCTGAAAACAAAACACATTCTGAAAGGTAAGAAAATGAACGCATTTGTAACTGCAATCGCAAATCAAGAAGCACGTACCACCAACGGTATGAAGGCTCGTAAATCAACTGCCAACAAGGCTGTTGATCTGTTCTACAAAATCGGTGCAAGCCGTGGCAAGAACATTGTAGTAGATTTTACTGCCGCATACGTGGAAAATCAAGACGTCACACTGCGTATTGCACAATGGGCACGTGATGTCCGTGGCGGCGCAGGCGAACGTCAACTGTTCCGTGATATCCTGGTTCACCTGGAAAAGCACAACCCAGATGCTGCACTGGCTCTGTTGAAGAAGGTTCCAGAAGTGGGACGTTGGGATGACATCTTTGTGTTCTCCACCCCAGAATTGAAGACAGCCGCTTATACCATGCTGGGTGATGCACTTCGTGCTCAAAACGGCTTGGCTGCAAAGTGGACTCCACGTAAGGGCAAGATTGCTGCTGAAGTACGAGCATTCTTTGGAATGACTCCCAAGCAGTACCGCAAGAGCTTGGTGGCAATGACCCGAGTTGTCGAAACACAAATGTGTAGCGGCGATTGGGATAACATCAACTTTAGCCACGTACCAAGCGTGGCAGCTCGCAACTACAAGAAGGCCTTTGGACGTCACACTCCCAAGTTCGCTGAATATGTTGCAGCTTTGGTCAAGGGTACACCAGGTGTCAAGGTAAATGCTAACGCAATTTTCCCACACGATGTGCTGAAGGGTGTTATCAACCACTACGGTTCTGCTCTAAACAAGACTGAACTGGACCATGTAACTGCACAGTGGAACGCACTGCCTAACTATGTTGGGGATGCAAACATTTTGCCATTGGTTGACGTAAGCGGCTCTATGAGCTGCCCAGCTGGTAAGTCAGGTGCCGTGACCTGCATGGATGTTGCTGTTAGTCTTGGCTTGTACTTGGCTGACAAGAACAAGGGTGCGTTCAAGGACACATTCTTGACATTCAGCACCAAGAGCGAACTGTTGACTTTGAAGGGCGACATTGTGCAAAAGATCAACCAAATGGTTAAGTCCAAGTGGGATATGAGCACAAACTTGCACTCAGCGTTCAACAAGATTCTTGATGTGGCAGTCAAGGGCAATGTTCCACAAAGTGATATGCCAGCAATGGTGTTGATCTTGAGTGACATGCAGTTTGACCAATGTGTCCGAAACGACGACAGTGCTATGCAAATGATCGAACGCAAGTTCGAAGCTGCTGGATACACTGTGCCAAAGGTCGTGTTCTGGAACTTGAACGCTGGCGACAACGTTCCTGTTAAGAGTGACAAGAGTGGTGCTGCTCTGGTTAGTGGATTCTCTCCAGCCATCATGGCTAGCTTGCTAGGCGCTGATGTGGATCAATTCACTCCAGAAGGCATCATGCTTAAGACTGTTATGGTTGACCGCTACAAGTTGGCGTAAGCCGTCCAATAGGCCCTACGGGGCCTATTCTCTTTTTATTTTTAAGGAAATTTATATGGCTCTAGTACCAATGGTGTTGGAACAAACAAGCAAAGGTGAGCGTAGCTATGACATCTATAGTCGCTTGCTTCGTGAACGAATTATTCTGCTGGAAGGCGAAGTTCATGATCAGATGGCCAATCTAATTGTTGCACAACTCTTGTACTTAGAAAGCGAAGACCCGGCCAAAGACATCAGCTTGTTTATCAATAGTCCAGGCGGTGTGGTGACAGCTGGTATGGCCATGTACGACACCATGCAATTTATCAAGTGTGATATCAGCACTATTGTGATGGGACAGGCCTGTAGCATGGGCAGTTTGTTGGCGCAGGCTGGTGCCAAAGGTAAAAGATTCATGCTGCCCAATGCACGACACATGATTCACCAACCTTCGGGTGGTGCTCGCGGTCAGGCCACAGACATGCAAATTCAAGTCAACGAGATTCTTGAAATGAAAAAGAATCTAACTGGCATCTATGTCAAGCACAACAGTGCCGGCAAGAGTTTCGAAGACCTTTCTCGAGACATGGAACGCGACTTCTTCATGAGTTCGCAACAAGCATTGGAATATGGTCTGGTTGACAAGGTGATCGACAAGAGACCTTGATTGCTACGGCGCCAAAAGTTTAAAAATAAATTTATGTCTAAGACAAACCCAATTCACACAGACTGTTTGGGCAGACCTCTCAAAGAAGGTGATTGTGTAGCGGTTGCACATCAAAATGGTTTGATGATTGCTACAGTGACCAAGTTGAATCCCAAGATGATTCGAGTTATCCGAGTCGGGCATCGGGCCAGTCAATGGAGCACTGGAGAGCACAACAAATATTCATCGGAATGTGCATTGCTAGAAGGACCCGATGTGACCATGTATCTGCTGTCTAAACAATACACTTGACCAACTGTGACAATTCTGTTACACTGTATAAACAGTAAACAAAAGGAGTAGCAAATATGGCCCGCATTGATCGCCCAACAGCCTACAGAGTAGACCTTATTGAATACGAGCGCGGTTGGGGCAGCAAAGTAGACGAAACTCTGTACTTCGACAACGAAGCAGAAGCAGTGGAGTATGCCAGGGCATTCAACGCCAAGAACGTTTCCAAGGAAGTTCCAGACTGGTATATGGTTGCTGACTATCGCGGCAAGATCTAAACTAAAGTACTACATAATAACCCTATAGAAATATAGGGTTTTTCTTGACCAACTAGCCCGTTTTGCGTTATAATAACACATAGACAGCAACAAACAGGAGTTTGAAATGAGCAAGCAAGATTACACCATGTACATCTACAAAACAGACAAGCGTACCAAAAGTGGCGAGCGTCTGATTAGTACTACTGTTTGGGCAGACCGCACCAAGGACACAATGGACAACGAAGTGCGCGGACTGCGGGCTCAACTGTACCCTACGCTCCAGGGCTTCCGCATTGAAGTGGTGCCCACAATGAAAACTGTGAAGAATTTGATGACTGGCAAGGAAATCCAGATCCCACATGATACACCTCGTAGCTGCGATCCTTCCAGCGAGCTCTATTGGAGTATGTAAATAAATAATTGCATGTTTAATAAACTTGTAAAAATGTTTAAAGAGCCTGAGCAGGGCATAGTGAACCTCAGTTTCATAGCGTTAAATGAATTTGACGAACCCTATGAAGACTTTGCCACTGTGCCCTATCATGATGAGTTTGATCCAAAAATTGTAGAGTCTAAATTTAGAAAATTCATGCTGTTACGCAAGCACTTGGTATTAGAGATTACTGTACTCAAAGTGGTCAAAACGTCAGGTTAAAACCAATACTTGAGTTTGCAGTTCTAATATACTTTAGTACACAAATCAGCACCGTCGGACGTTTTACAGCAATTCTTTTCCGCTAGGCGCACATAGGCCCACAAGAATCTGTTTTGCTATTTTGGTTGACCAAATACGTCCGTTTTGCTATAATATACACTTAGCAACAAAGGAGTCACAATGACACTTCGAACACTGATGATTGAGCGTATCCTGTTTGCTGCCGACGAAGCAGAACTTGACAGCCGATTCCAAATTGGCTCTCAAGAAGTCTACGAAATGGCAGATCTTGATTTGTTTGAACTGTACGAAGCTTTGTACTTGCCTGAACAAATCGGTTGACCCAAACTGTCCGTTTTGCTATAATACACACATAGCAAAGCAAAAAGGAGTACAAAATGATAGTTTTTTCTGTACTGAGACACATAGACTACGAAGGTCAAGATCTACTGGGCGTGTTTGGCTTGCGTGAGCAGGCTGTAGAGTTTGCTCGTGCTCGGATAGACCGTTGGAGCCAAATGGGCATAGTGGAGTCTGAGTTAGGTCGAGAAATAGACTTCTTGGCTCAAGTTGATTGGGTTGAACAAGGAGAGTAGCATGGAAAACTTCACAATGGATCAAAGTGGTATGGATGTAGTCCACAAGGCACAAGTCTATGCCATGGCTGCTCACGCCGCAGTTGGACAACGGCGCAAGTACACCGGTGAGCCCTACATCGTTCACCCTGCAGAGGTAGCAAAGATCGTAGCTGGTGTTCCGGGTAGCACTCCTGACATGGTTGCGGCTGCTTGGTTGCATGATGTTGTGGAAGACACTGGTTGCACATTCACTGACATCCATATGGCCTTTGGTATCGACATCGCTGCCTTGGTTGGCTGGTTGACTGACGTTAGCAAGCCCGAAGATGGCAATCGTGCTCATCGCAAGGCGTTGGACCGTATGCACACTGCTGCCGCACCTGCTGAAGCACAGACCATCAAGTTGGCAGATTTGATCAGCAACAGTCGTAGCATCATGGCTCACGATCCTGCTTTCGCCAAGACTTACTTGGAAGAAAAGAGATTGTTGTTGGCTGTGATGACTCGGGGTGATCCGGGTTTGCACGCCGAAGCCAGTCGATATGTAAGTGCTTGATGTACATTACAAATCGCTATGATTCAATCAGACTGCCCTACAGTGAAGAACTGTTAGAGTGGCTGATTGAAACTTATCCTTTCTCAGAATATCGGGTGGTAGAATGACCTCAGTAAGAGTAATTCCCAGATATGTTGATCATCTATGGTATCCTATACTGGTAAAGTTCGCTGGGTATTACCACATTATAGAAATGCAAGGCCGTGATGTGAATGAATGGAATGACATGGCGAGGAATCAAAAATGAAAAGTCATGAAGAATTAGATATTCGTAGAGCTATTATCTTTGCCTTTGGCGACAAGCCAGGTAGACTGAAAAAGGTTCTCAAGGTGTTGGAAAAGATGATTCCAGAAATGCAGGAACTGCAAGAGGAACGCATGGCAGATTATTACATGGGAAGAGGACCACATCCATGAACGAACGAATTGGTAAACTTGCTGTCGAGGCTGGAGCATATTGGGACCATGGCGATTGGAATATGCCGTCTTCTGTGTATTTTAGTGAGAGAGATTTAGAAAAATTCGCCGAGTTGATTGTTCGAGAATGTGTTGGTGTTGTAGAAGGTGGTAGTTTCCTGCACGACCAAGCACCAACTGCTATCTTTGCTAGAGAATGCAGTAGTGCAATTAAACGACATTTCGGTGTTTAAGTATGAGCAAACATCCATCATATTGTTGCCAGCGATGCGGAGAACTAATTGGTTGGCTAGGTCGAGTTATGCCCTTTCATAAATGTAAAAATTTCGGAGTTGAATTGTGAAACAAGTTGTATATCGCAGCAGTGTGTTGGCCAAAGGCAGCACTGCACTAGAACTATGGGAACTATGGCAGCGAGAAAAGTCAGACCGTAATACTGCACAAAAAAAGCTGGATACACATATGAAGGATGTCGAACAGCGACATCGGGAACTATTGGAGAGATACAAATAATGCCGTGGATTGAAAATGTAGCAGCTGATGATATCCCCAAAAGGTTTCATCACGAAGCTGGCGAGAACAGCATGCTGATCAGCATTGTGGATCCAGCCAGCTGGCGTCCTACACCTGCACACAAGTTTAAAGAAATTCACAATTTTGAGTTTCTGGATGTAGAGGAAAAGGATCAGGTGCTGGAAGAATCTATGCGGTGCAGTCAAGAGCAGGCCAATGAGCTGGTTCGGCTATTGCAACATGCAAAGGACAATAGAATGAATGTTGTGGTACACTGCTTTGCTGGCATCTGTCGTAGCGGTGCAGTTTGCGAAGTTGGAGTCATGCTGGGATTTGAAGATACTGGTAGATTCCGTAGCCCCAACCTGTTGGTCAAACATCGCATGATGCGAGCCCTGGGTTGGACATATGATCAAGATGAAAAGCCAAACGTTGACGATTGGCGAACTTTTAAAAACAATGTATAAAGTAAAAGAATTACAATTTGCAGATTTAACTTCTGCAATGGACCATGCCAAGTCACTGAATGAGTTTGTGACCATTAGCGGGCCCGACTTTGAAGTATGCGGTATCTTTGGTGTCGACTCTGTCAAGGATGGAGTTTGCCCTGACGGTGTAGTCTACGACTGGAACAAGGCAAGCCGTATTGGCGGAATGAAAAAAGAACGTGTATAAAGATTATTGTTTCTTATTAAGATTTGTAACTTGTAATGATCGATTATTGTGTCCAATTGGGTCAATCATTTTACACCTTTCTCCGTGCCATCTATTATAATTTCCCATAGACACTAATAATCCGCAGTTTGGACAAGAATATTTAGGAGGAGTAACTCCTTTGTTGGATGGCGGCTTGCCTGTTCTGGCTATAGAGATTTTGGCACGTTTCTGTGCTGATCCTATGTTTCCAGTATTAGCCAATGCTATTTTTTTCTTATGTTCTTCGGATTTAGGACGACCCTTGCCCGCCATAGACATTTTATGTCTAGACTCGTCAGTAAGATGATTAACCCTTCGAAATATCTCAACATTAGAATCCGGATCATGAAACTTGCCATTTAATAAGAGTGGGTTACCCCAATCCTTTTTGATTGCTATCTGCTCCTGTTGCCAACATTTGACAGAATCAGAATTTTCATATATAATAGTGGCAGTGAAAGAAGTTTTTCCGTATTTTTTTATATCATCTTTAATTCCATTGGATGATGTAAAATAAGTGATCCAGAGATCGTCTATCGGGTTAATGCCTAACGTCTGATTCCTGTATCGGTATCCGTGATAAAATTCACCTGTGATTTTATTGGTTATTGTATAAACATAAGCGTCAATCATATTTGTCCTTTGTTTAGTTATTTATCATTTAGGAGATGTATTATGCCTTCAGTTTTTCTTTATTCAGATCCCCATTTTGGGCACCAAGGAGTTTGTAAGTTCATGCGTAGTGACGGAGTAACTAAATTACGGCCATGGAATACTGCTGAAGAAATGGACGAACATCTTGTCAAAGTTTATAACGAGCGTGTTAAACCAAACGATAAAATATATTTCCTGGGCGATGTTGTTATTAACCGCAAGGCATTGAAGACACTGTCTCGCTTGAATGGCGACAAGGTTTTGATTCGCGGCAATCACGATATCTTCCCAGATAACGAGTATAGAACTTACTTCCGCGAACTGCGAGCATATCATGTAATGAACGGAATGATCCTTAGTCATATTCCATTACACAGTGATAGCCTGGGAAGATTTGGAACCAACATCCACGGGCACCTGCATGCCAATCGAGTTCGTCGAGCTCGTGGTGTAGATGCAAAGTCTGGAGAAGTCCTGTACAGTGATGAAATTGACCCTCGATATCACAATGTATCTGTAGAACAACTTCCAGACTTTGCACCCATCTTGTTTGAAGATGTAATCAAACGAATTCAAGCCGAAGGCGGTGCCGTAGGATTCCGCAACGGTAACGGACCCACAATGTAAAAATATTTGAAATCTAGTTGACATCTAGACAGTTAAATAGTATAATAACTTTAATTACTTGGGAAGCTTAAACCTGGTATAAGCACCGGTCTCATAAACCGGAGACAGTGGGTTCGAATCCCACACCAAGTACCAAATTTATATCATGCAAGTACTAAGAACTTTGCCCGCAGATTCAGCTGTTGCAGTCAGTGGAGGCGTAGACAGCTTGGTAACCTTGCATTGGATCAGTCAGCGGCGACCCGTACGAGCAGTGCATTACATTCACGACAGCGAATACGCTGCCCAAGAATATGAATTTGTGCAAAAATTCTGCAAAGAAATCAGCGTTGAACTGACGGTGCAAACACAACTGCCCAGCAGTCGATCAGGACAAAGTCAAGAAGAATACTGGCGTCAGGGACGATACAGTTTCTTCAAACAATTGCCGTTTGCAGTTTGCACTGGACACACACTGGACGATGCAGTAGAATGGTATTTGTTTACCAGCTTCAGCGGACAGGGTCACTACATGGACTATCAACATGCCAATGTGATCAGACCGTTCCTGACAACCAAAAAAATGAATCTTTTGGCGTATGCAGATAAGTATGCTTTGAAGTGGTTGGAAGATCCAAGCAATCGGCAAGTTGATTTTGCTGTTCGCAACAGAATCCGCCACGACATCTTACCACAAGTACTCCGAGTTAACCCGGGTTTGTACAACATGGTAAAAAGGAGGATCGTAGAACGCACTAACAACACCGAGAGACCATTATGCTGCACCTAATCAAAGACATTGCCGACAGTTTTTTCAACTTTATCACGCAGGACCCTGTAAGACCATCAATACCTTTTGCCCAACGAGTAGGGCCAAATAGAGATGTGTTTGTACTCAAAGATGAAGAACAAGTAAAAGCCATTACATGCGTAAGCTATCAAAATAGCATACCCTCAGCCGAACAAGATTTGTTTGCTGAATCAGACCGACCCACAGTTGCTGTATTTTACACCATCTGGAGTTATGCTCCTGGTGCTGGACGACAATTGATTTTTGATTCAGTAAAACATATACAAACCGAACAAACAAATATTCAAAGATTTGTAACATTAAGCCCAAAGACTGAACTAGCCAAAAGATTCCATTTAAAAAATGGAGCGTGTGTTTACAAAGAAAACACAGAAACTGTAAACTACGAATACTTGACCATTCAACAAGGAAACACATATGAAAACCAAAATACAGCAAGCCGGTGACTATTCACTTGAAGTGTCGATTGAACCAGTTGAAATTGGAGACCAGATTCGTGTAAAGTTTTTGACTTTCATGAGCACAGCAAAGTTTCCAAACGATGCTAGAGTACAATATGACATGTGTATGAGCAAAGAAGAGTTTGGTTTACTATGTCGAACATTTAATGTTTACTCGTTAGAGAATTGTTAATTGCCAAAGCCCACTTAGGTGGGCTTTCTTTTGACGAAAATTTCTTATGTTTGTAACAAAACTGTAACACGATTATGTTTAAATAATTGTGTAAGAACTACCAAATCAATTAAACCGCACACAAGGGATAGAGTGTGGCTGGAACTCGTAACCAGCACTTTTAATTTACCACTATGAATAAAACTTATCGCTCAATCTTTGTCAGTGATGTGCATCTCGGAACCAAAGACTGTCAAGCGGATAAGTTAAACAACTTCCTCAAACACAACACCTGCGATACACTCTATCTAGTGGGTGATATAATAGATGCTTGGCGCATACAACAAAACAAATGGCGATGGAAGCAGAGTCATACCAACGTGGTTCGAAGAGTTTTAGGCCATGCCAAGCGTGGCACTAGGGTAGTTTATATAGCAGGCAATCACGATGAATTTCTAAGACCCATGATACCCTATGGTTTCAGTTTTGGCCTGGTGGAAATTCATAATCATATAGAACACATAGGTGCTGACGGCCGACACTACCTAGTCACACACGGCGATCTATTCGATGGCATTACCCGTCTGGCACCGTGGTTGGGATTTTTAGGTGACAAGGCCTACGACTTTGTCTTATACTTAAACGGCAAGTTTAACTGGGTTCGTCACAAGATGGGATTTGGTTATTGGAGTTTAAGTCAGTATCTTAAATACAAAGTCAAACGAGCAGTTGACTTTATGTTTCAGTTTGAAAAGAATCTTGCTGGCTACTGTAAGAAACGTGGCTTTGATGGAGTCATCTGTGGACACATACATCATGCAGAGATCAAAGAGATCAACGGTGTGATGTATATGAATGACGGTGACTGGGTCGAATCGTGTACTGCACTAGTTGAACACTGGGACGGCCGCTGGGAAATTGTAACTTGGACCAAGGAGCACGATGATGTGGACATTGATAATACTGGCAGTTCACTTAAACGATCCAAGAGACGTGCCGGGACGAGTGGAACTGACATTCCAGGACCGAGCAGTTTGTGAGCAAAGTTTACAGACCATGACATACTGGCTAAAGTTTAGTCAATTCAAAATTGAAGGAAAGTGCGTAAAGAAATGAAACTCAGTGAAAAAATTACCATTGTGGTTCCTTGCAAGAACGAAGAAAAATATATTGCACATTTGTTAATGCATTTGCGCCAGCAAAGCATAGGCAACACTAGAATTATCATTGCTGACTGCTCAACCGACAATACTAGGGAAGTTATTGAAATAATGAAAGGCGAACTGAATGTGGAAGTAATTGACGGCGGTCCAGTGTCTATTGCCAAAAACAACGGAGCACGTTTGGTTACTACTCCCTACATCCTGTTCATTGATGCCGATGTTCGTTTTTTCAAAGACACTGTTATTCAGGACGCTGTTGGTTTAATTGAGTCTAAGAACTTGGATCTTGTTGGATTAAACATCAGATGCTACGATAATGACATACGAGCAAAAATTGGATTTACCGCATTTAATGTAATCAATCACACATTGAAATATTTCTCACCCTTTGCAGTTGGCGCATTTATGTTGACTCGTAGAGATCGGTTTGAAGAATTTGGCGGATTCCCTGAAAATTTTTCAACCAGCGAGGACTACTTCTTGTCACGAAAGTATAGTCCACAAAAGTTCAAAATTGTAAGACATTACTTTGGACAAGATAGTCGCAGATTTAAAAAAATGGGCTATCTAGGCATGGGAAAATATCTGGTAAAAAACTTTGTCAACAGGAACAACAAAGCATATTGGGACAGATTGGATTCATCTAAGTATTGGCTTTAAAATTGTCTACAATTGGCACCTTCGGGTGCTTTTCTTTTGGCGGAAATTTCTTTGACAGCACTCTTGAAACTCAATACAATAACACAATGAAGAGAAAACTAATACAAGCCTATATGGATGTGGCACACAGGTTTGCTGAACTAAGTTCGGCTCGCCGATTGCATGTGGGTGCCATTGTGGTCAAAGATGACAGGATCATCAGCATCGGTTACAACGGTATGCCGGCAGGTTGGGATAACAACTGCGAGGACAAAGACTTCATGAGTGGTGACGCAGGTGGCTGGCTTGACCCAGATGAAATCCAAGAACGCTGGCCTTTTGTCGAAACATCCGACCAAGATGGCTCATACATTGGCCGTTATAGATTGAAGACCAAACCCGAAGTGTTGCATGCTGAAATGAACAGTTTAATGAAACTTGCTAAAAGTTCCGATTCAGGTAACCAAGCATCGTTATTCGTAACACATTCCCCTTGTTTAGATTGTGCTAAGGGAATATTTCAGGCAGGAATCAAAGAAGTATTTTACCGAGACGACTACCGTTCTAATGATGGCATAGATTTTTTGAATAAATGCGGAGTTAAAGTAGAAAAAGTTAATGCCGATGATAAATAAGTATAACATGCTGAAGCACTTTATGAAACACAAACATCACATTATTCCAAAACATATGGGTGGATCAAATGATCCGTCTAACCTAATAGAATTGTCAGTAGAAGAACATTCACAGGCACATCTTAAACTTTACGAACAACACGGAAAGAAGGAAGACTTATGTGCATATTATATGCTATCAGGTAAATCACAAGATCCTGAATTTAAGAAAATGGTGTGCTCCTTAGGCGGTAATGCACTTGCAAAAAAGAGAAAAGAATCCGGAGAACAGTGGGGATTCTCGTTAATGAATCCAGACGACTTGTTTAATATTCAATCTGCAAATGGAAAATTGCAAGGTAAAAAAAACGCCGAATCTGGCCATATTCAACAAATACAAAAATTAGCAGATTCGGTTGCTGCTGGAAAAAAAGGCGGAGCAGCAACTATAGCATCTGGTAAAGGAGCATTTGCCGATCCGGTTGAACGATTGAAATCTGCTAGTAAGGGCGGTAAGACACAAGGCAAGAAAAATGCAGAGTCCGGTCACTTAAAAAGAATTGCTCAAATACCTAGTAAAAAGAACCGTGGTATGATGTGGATAACTAACGGGGAAACTAATAAAATGATACAGCCAACAGACCATATTCCTGATGGTTACCAAAAAGGAAAAACACAGAAATAATTAACTGTGCAAAACTGATATACCAGTCGGGTATCAAAGAAGTATTTTATGCTAATTCTTACAGATCCGCAGACGGTATTGATTTTTTAAAAAAATGCGATGTAAAAGTAAAACAAATAGAGGAAACCGATGAGTAACGAGTACACTTACAAATTCAGTAGCAATGTGGGAATACTGGCCACCGAGATTGATTCAATTGATATAAGCACGGGTGCAATAGGTGCAGTTGGAGCAGCAGATACCATTGATCTTTCGCCCTACACCTTTAATTGGAACACCTCTGCTTATACTATATCAACCGGGACCGGGGGCACCGGCTCTTACTATACTTCGACCAATACTGGTTTCAACGGCATTGAGATCAATGATGGAGCCGACATAAAAATAGGAGAACGCAGTTTAAGCGAATTCATGGATCGGGTTGAATCTCGGTTGGCCATACTGCAACCCAAACCTGAATTACTGGAAAGGTTCGAAGCACTACAAAAAGCATATGATCAATACAAATTACTCGAAGCTCTCTGCATGGGAGACATACCAAATGCACCAGACGGCCATGCGTGAAGAAGACTCATTGGAACAGCAGTTTTTAAATTTCTATCAGGCTCGTGTGGTCAATCATGCTCGTACAGCAGCCAGATTTCCTAGCCCTAGATATTTCACTGATCCGATCAACGCTGACATAGTAAGAGACAGTTGCGACTTTTACTATCAAGAATATCAAGATCGCAGTATGGAATACGATCGAGTTTTGGTAGTTGAAATTCCCAGTAGATCGTTAGCCATCATGTCCCGAGCTCACCAACAGTTTACCAACACCGCAGGACCCGGTGGCAGCAAAGTGGCAATGGACGTTCTAAGTCGACAGTGGGAAGAAAAACGAATCCGAGACACCAACCCGGCTGTTCAATTGGCATGGGAGCAGTACAGTCTTATGCTGCATTTGGCATCAAACGGTAAAGATTTAGATTGACACAACTGGTATATTAGTATATAATAAGAACATCAATACTCTTACCTTTTTATGTACAAAATACAACTCAATGATGCCCGCACCGCCACAGAGGCCATCGGTTGGTGCCATCAGCTGCAACTCAGAAACTGGAACGTACACCCAAATTGGCCCGG